GTGAAAAATTCTACGAACTTCTATCCTATTGTAACTCTCCGAAACGTTTGCCCACATAGCAGTCAAATCATAAGTCTGAGTTGAAGCGCTCACTGCAATATGACCTCTTTTCATCTCCACCTGACCCCCCACACCCACCTCAGTTCCATATGCTTCGGCCAGAGAAACTATAGCGTTAAGATCTGAATTTATTACCTGCAATCCGCCGACCTGAAGACTTCTTGTGATTCCGAGGAGGTTTAGATAGTTGTTTTTTATGTTGAATTGGTTTACTTGTGCACCATATTCAGTTACGGATTCTTCAAAACAAGCGTAGAAATTTAAGTCTATGAGTTCGATATCTACGATTGGATATCCCAATCTCATTGCTGCCCACCTTGCCGAAGCGGAACAATCTGTTGGGAAAACTGAATCCGAATCGTAAAAACCAAACGGTGTGCTTCCGCTCACTGCGGAACCGCTTCCTGGCCATCTTACTCTATCTGCATCAATTCCTATAGACATATGTTATAAATAGTAAAAATACTAAATAAACGTCTATAGACTATTATTTTAAAGTGATAAATGTAACCCCACTAACAGTTTTTAATTCGATATTTACGAGATCCCGTCTTAGATTGGTTATCTGGAAGCTCTGAATCATACTGTTGTCATCTACCCCAGGATCAGAAACAGTAGCAGTTTTGTTTGAATTGGGTTCAATAGAAACATTAACAACATCTGAATATTTTTGTAATTCTTCTCTAATTAACTGTTTCAATTCCAATCTTGTCATATGTTAATAAGTATAAACCTAAAATATAAGATGTTGAAAAACCTCAGAAATATAGTAACATCATGAAATGATTACAGAGATTAAAAAGGATTTGTTAAGCAGCGATTTGGACGCCATTGCACATTGTGCCAATTGTTTTTGTACAATGGGATCGGGAATAGCCAGACAAATAAAATTGAAACTTCCTGAGGCATATGATGTCGATCTAAAAACACGAGCGGGAGACAAGTTCAAATTTGGAAACTTTTCTATGGCAGAAATCACAAAACCAAAGATGGAAACTCAAATCAAATATGTGTATAATCTCTATGGTCAATTTTTTTACGGAAGGGAAAGTCGGAAATTGAACTACGAATCTATCTATACCGCTTTAGATTTAATGAGGCTGGATTGTATAACCAAACCAATTAAAACGATTGGTTTCCCAAGAAACATGGGGTGTAATTTAGCAGGAGGACATTTTCCAATAGTTTTAGAAATGATAAAACATATATTCGAAGAATCTCCTTTTGAAGTAACTATCTGTGAATATGGAGACATAAAATAACATATGGCAAAAATACTAAAAACAAAATCAATCTATTACAACGACTGCAACTTAATTGCTCAGCCGGCTCACCCGGAACTAAAAAGTAGAAAAGATATTCCTGTGGAATTGAATAGAATAATAGTTTCTCCAATGGATGCCGTTGTAGGATATACATTTGCAAAAGAAGCCTCAAATCTAGGATTAACTATATGTCTCCATCGATTCTGTACTATTGAAAAACAATTGGAGATATTTTCGTCAACCGATCCAAAAAACGTGTTTGTGTCAATCGGTTTAGATGACGATGATAGAATTGAGGCTTTTAAAGATCTTACAACCAATTGGCTTATAGATTGTGCCAATGGATATTTAAGTTCCATTAAAAACGTAATCTATAAGTTAATTACAAAAACAACAGTGACCAATCTAATGTTGGGAAATATACATACTGAGGAAGGTGTGAAAATGTATAAGGAATTCACAGGAATGGGATTTAATATAATATTCAGAGTGGGAATAAGCGGAGGATCAGGATGTTCAACGAGCGATGCAACTGGAATAAATAGAGGTCAGATAACCGAAATAATTGAATGTTCAGAAGCAGTTGATCATTTTGATAATTTTTTTATAGTTGCAGATGGTGGGATTAAAAATGGAAATTATGCAGCTAAGGCATTTGGCGCAGGCGCTAATTATGTTATGGCTGGGGGATTGTTTGCTAAGGCTAAAGAAGCCGAAACTCACATTATTGGTGACGGAACCTATTGGGGCGGCGCCAGCACAAAACAACAAGAAAGGTATGGGGGAAAAAGTAAACCAAGCGAGGGTAAAATATATAAAATAGACGAAGATAAAATCGAAAGTCTTCGAGGCATTCTATATGGAGAAAATGGATTGTGGCCAGGATTAGCTAGCGCTATAAGTTACAGTGGATACAGAACCCTTTCAGATTTTATAGGCAACGGAGTATTTGAAATAAAAGAGAACAGTTTGGCCCCTAGGAATAATAGATGAGTGACCTTACTATTAAAATAAAAAACTCAATAAATCCAATGCCTCATGAGATTTATGGAGTTCAACCAACCCAATATTGGTATAACGGAATATTTTCAGTTTCAAACGATTTTTCCAGAGCATTTGGTGAGATGATGTTTATGGAACAAACCTCTGCTACATTAGACATGGTACAACAAGTTTCGGATGAATATCACGGAATAGATAATTCTCTATATGGAACTATAAGAGTGGGGCAAATACTATTTTAATGAAAGTGGTAAATAAATACCACAACGTCCCTTATGACGTTTATATCGGAAGGGGGTCTTTGTTCGGAAATCCCTATATTATAGGAAAAGATGGAAATAGAGAAGAAGTAATAGAGAAATATCGAGAATACTTCTTAAAAAGAATAGATGAAGACCCTATATTTAAGGCCAATGTAATAGGATTGAGTGGAAAGACGTTGGCATGCTTCTGTTACCCTAAATCCTGTCATGGAGACGTTATAATAGAATGGTTAAACAAGACCATTAAGACGGTTGAATAGATCTGATTTTAGATTTGTGATATAAAACTGATTGTTTCGAAATCCCATATTTTTTCTGAATCTGAACAGATGACAGTTCCCCATTTTTAATATCATTCACTAAATCTGTTTTTATAGATTTCATCCTAAGTTTTGTATCTTAAATTCTATTTTTATGTTCATTAGAAAGAGGCCCTTTAATCTTTCCTTTACAGTTATTTGGATAAGAATAATTTATATTTCGGTTTTTTAGAAAATTTCTCCTCTCATTATACAATCTTTCCCCCTTTTCTTTTCCGTTTCTTTCTATAAACCATTCTATACTGAACCTTCCTTGTGATTTTTCCTTTTGCTTAAGTATTGATTCTTCGGAATGATTTCTACCGAACATGGGATTATTTTCTCCAGAATACATTTCGGAGAGTTTTTCCCTTATGTTCTCTTTATTTGGATTAAATGTAAAATTATCTCCTCCGTATGCCGACGGACAAATATTATAACCAACATTGCCTACGTGTGGAAGAAACGTGGAAAGATAATGTTGTTCTCTTTCCAGTAAAATAGTGACATCTTTTACGATTTCTATAATATCAAACTTAAACACATCTTTGCCGTAAAAATTCCAAGCATTTTGAAGTTTAGTATTTGAATGATTTCCTTTATTCAACGACTCAACATGTTCAGACCATCTATTAGGAATATTTTTAGAACTTCCTATGTAAAATTTTCCATTTTTTAAATTTGTAATTTTATAAATTCCGGAATTCATATACTCATCCATAAATATCATGAATTTCATGAAAAAGTATATTTAAAACAAAAAAAGACCCTCACCGGTTAAGGTGAGGGTTGTAATTGTTAGTCTAAAGATTAGACGTAGTTTAGGTCGGATACGAAGACGCGGCCATAAAATTCTGGGCGCACGACCTTCTTCGCGTAACGAGTCATAACTCCACGACGTGGCGTAAAGTTCACTGGATCATACACAAGAGGCGTTTGAACCAATGGGATATATGGAGAATAGACTGCCCCAGTTTCGAGGAAGTTATTACCACGGAATCCGATTAGGATTTGGTTTTCCACCATGTATGGATTTTTGTAAACCTGGAAGCGACTTGCGAAGCTACCAACTTTAGCAACACCCATTGCGAACTTCTGGGATTCCCCATCAGTATTTACAAGATATCCAGGGATGGATTCAAGTATGGTTGCGACATCAGGACTTACCACGATGAAGTTAGCACCACCACGTAGAGTCAATTGGTGAATCTTGTTAGACACACGTTGAATCTTGTTTCCAAGGGTCTGGAACCAAGTTGACTTGATGTAAGCGGTACGGTTTGAGGAAACGTTTTCAAGACGTGTGAAAACGGCATTTCCGTTTGTATCAATCGTCTTCGTGAATTCAGTTCCGATTTGAGCACTCCATGCTTCGGTCGTTTGACCTGGGGAGTTGACCAATAACATATCAAGGATTTCGAGGTCGATTTCCATTGAGACGTATTCACTCAACAGAGCAGTCAATTCTGCTTCTGCGTCGATGCTGTGGTAAGCATTCAAGTCTTGAGCAAGTTCTGGAGTCCAGACTGCTTTCAACTTACGGGTCTTAGCCACGATTGGTTCACTCTTTAGTTCCAAGTTCACTTCAGGGATACCGATTGAACTTAAACTATCAGTTGTGGTTCTATCTTCGAAGTCACCACGAGTAGAAGCATCTGGCTGTTTACTCATGGATATAGTAAATATGGCCGAACCGCTTGGGCCGTTCATGAACGATGCCGATATGAGGGATTCAATGATGTAGTATGGAGAAGCAGCAGAACCGGTGTTATACACGCGGGTAAACTGACCAGCAACGTTACGATCAACTGAACCTGAGAAGAACGTCCAGGAACGTACACCTTCTAAATCTAGGTTAGCGTTGTTTGGTCCCATGAACCAAGTTAACTTTTGATAACTGGATGATAGGGATGACACGGAACCTCCAGGACTCAAACTAAATGAATAGTTAGAGTCGTAGTTAGCATCAGACCATACTGCAGAACCAGTCGTCACGGTGACGACGGAGCAGGTGTGGTTGATTGAGTATCCGAATTCACCAGGTCCGTATAGACCATTGACAGCAGAATCCGTAGATCCAAGCTTTTTCAATGTTCCGCCGAATAGTGATTCACCGGAGGTCTTACCTGGCTTGGTCGTACCATACTTGAAATCCAAGTAGAATATAAGACCTGATGGCAGGTTCATTGGTTGAACGCTGACGAATTCCTTCGCTGCGATTTCAGCGAACACACGGCGAACCAATGGAAGAGCTACCCCTGCCCATTGTTCACTGTTTGCGCTTGTTCCGGTTGCGGTTGCTTCTTGGATCAGCTGTTGAGCTTGATTTTCGAGCAACACGGACATCTGAGCCTTTTCGGTGCTCTTCAATCCTTCTAGCAAACCAGTCTTTTCCCATTTGCTTTGCAATCCACGAGTCTCTTCTAGAAGACGAGACATTGGATTCGTATTGTTTGTCAATAATGACTTAATATTTTCCATAGTTTTTTTGTTTATTTTAATCTGCGTTTACGTTTTTAATTTTTACTTCTTGATTCCAGCGAGTTTTTGGAATCTTGAAGCCATTTCGTTAACCGGAGCAGCAACTATACTAGCAGCTGGCTTGGTTGTTCCAATTGACTGAGAGGCGAAGCCTTCGGCAATTGTAGACTTCTTCATAGGAGTCTTAACTTTGCTAAGATTAAATGCTTCGGATAGATTACTATACGTTAACTTAACTTCACGAATGGACTTTGTTAGGTCGAACGCTTCGATAATCTTCATTTTTTGATGGTTATCAAATGCACGTGCTTTAAATAGTTTATTTGTGTAAAGCAATTTAGCATTCAATAGGTTTACTTCGTTTAACTGAGAACGTAAAAACTCCACAGTCTTTACGGCATCAGCAAATTGTTTCTTGACTTCACATAGTTCACTTTCATCCGATTCTTCCTTTTCTTCGGATTCTTCGTTTAAACCATTGAGAAGTTCGTTTAGATCGATTTCTTCGTTATCCCTACCGAGTTCAGCAAGGAGTTCATCCAATCCGGCATCGGTTGATTCTGGCTCACCACCAACTGGTTCTTCAGATCCTTCTGGGGACGTAGGAGCTTCTGGATCTTGTCCTGGTGCAACTACCATTACTGGAGCTTCCACAGTCTTTACTGCTCCCGCGGTAGGATCGATGCTAGTAGCAGATGCTGCTGGGTCAATTTCTCCAGCGGTAGGAGCAGCTGGAATAGATGGGTCTTCTTCTCCATCTTCGTTCAATTTCCCAACATTCTTTGTTACTGGGACATTCTTAGCTTTTGGAATAGTTGCGTTTGGATATCCATCATTGTTTTGTCCTTGGGATTTTCCACCAGCGGTGATTTTTGCATCTTCTTCTAAATCAGATCCACCAAGTTCTTTCAAAATTTCATCGATTTCCTCGGATGTGACATCTGTGCTTTCTTGAAAAGAATCCGATTGTTCACCTGGAAAAGAATCCGT